TTATACCCTTTATCAATGTAAGTATCGCTTTTAGAATCAGGATAAACCCATTCACCACTTTTAGAAAGTGTCCAGTTAACGTTTAAATTAATCGCTTTTTTAAAGAATCTATCGAATATACTCATTTCAGTTATAGTAAATTATTTGTAAAAATACAAAATTATTTTATATTACGAACCAATTAGGCGATTTGTCTAAATCAAACCTCTCACGCATCATAAACATATCCATTACATCGGGAGATTGACCGTTTAATTTAGATTTCATTTCGTCCTTGCCAATGATTTGTAATTTACCATCCATATCAGCTTTTTTACGCTTTATCGCCTTACGTTCAAACATAAAACGCTGTTTAAATGTAGTTTTATCGTCGTACATTGTATTAGCAACTTCCTCAGATATTTTATACAGCCCTTTATTTACTTTATCTCCTGATCGATAGAAACATTGTGTTTTTAAGTTTTGATAGTTTTCTTTTTCTCCATGCCCTTTGTCACCGTGTTTTAATTCTGGATTAGGAAACGGACTAGCTCCATTGTTAAAAGGAATAGAATCTTTAATAAAGCCGTCAATAAATCCGCCTACACCATCAGCATCAAAAGTTATGTTTTTGTTTTGGCATTTAATTTCTTTTGCCATATTAACAATACAATCTATAACTTCCTTACCATCACTTTTATTTAGTATTTTGATCTTGACTAGTTCCCTGCCTAACCAACCTCCAACAATAAACTTATCAGAACCTTTTAACGCTATATCTGCGGTTATGTATGGTGTATTATCTTCTAATTCATAAACGTTATTAAAAAGTCCACGTGTTGCGCTATAATCGTAAATGTCATTATCAGATATAACAGTTTTCCAATTCGAATGAAGTAATGCAGCTTGCGTTTCTTTATCTTGAGCTAATAAATTACCAAGATAAGCAGGATTTTCTTTTAACAATTCTTTATTGTCATAAATTGACCCCCCAATAAAAGTAACAGATTTTACGAACTCATCAGGGTTAATTTTAGATTTACTTACAACGTCTTCTAAAATATGCCACCCTCTTTGGATAACTTCTTCTTTAGAATCGCCCCAAATAAAATTATCACCATCAACAATTAAATATCGCAAAACTCCCCGTCTTTCTGGTATTGCATATCCTGTATCTTGGTCAATCCACCACGCTATAAATTCAGCAACCCAACTATCAGGATCAGGATTACACGTTGCTCTTACATATGGATTAACACCGCAAACTGAACGGTTACGGGTAAGTAAGTAAAAAAACATTTTCTTTGTAAAATGAGTAAGCTCATCAAAACCTATTAACGGTATTTGTGAGCCTTGCCAGTCGTAAATGTTTTTTTCATATTCTAAGTTAGAGAATTTAAGTTTTGATTTACCGAACATCCATTCAAGACTTGATTGTCTGGGTGTAGCATCTAAACAGGAATACAACTGGATTGAAGTATCCCATAAACCGCCCTCATTTCTAATTTGAGGGTTTGTTCGTCTGAATATAACAGATCCAAAGCCTTCAACATCTTTATGTCTAATCGGCTCTAAAAGTAATGAAAAAGTTTTTCCAACTCCAGCAGCTCCACCGCCAATACAAATATCAGCAGGAGAAGAAGCGAAATCTAATTGATAACCCTCTTGTGGTCTTATTATTTTTTCTTTACTTTCTGCCATTGTCAGGCAATTGGAATATAGTTACTTGTGAAGTGTTTTTTTGTCCGTTGTCTTTTTCATAACCTCCTAAATGCTTCATGAATTTTTCAATAACATCGAGTTTATTAAGTGTTTTAATCTCTTTTGTTTCTCCTATAATTTCTTTACCGCCATATAGATGATCAGATTTAACAGAAGAAATCATTTGTCTATGTGCTTTAGGTATTTCGTGAATAGACTTAAGATTGTCATTTTCATCATAAAGCTCTGATATGTCAAACTTTATCATATCAGTAAGCACGCTTAAAACATCATCTATTTTGATTTTGTTACGATCTCTTATTTCCGATTGTAATTCTTCGATTCGTAGGGTTACATTAGGGTTGTTAAACACCTCATGAGCAGCAACACGAACGCTATTTGAATTCATAGCTTCAGCATCATAAGCAACCCTATAAGCTGCTGACCTATCGTTTAATTCAACGTATGACTGACAAAACGCCTCTTGTTTATCCGTTAACTCCATACCCCAAAGTTACTACATTCCATTATAAAAACCAAAAATAATAAAAAAGCCATGCATTACACATGACTTTTTCAGATTTCCCCAAACCTAAACGATAACCTGCTATAGCTATTCTATTTCGGCAATAGATTCAGCTACTTTAATAGCTAAGTCAATATTGTCAACATCTAAAGTAATTCTAAATCCTTCTTCATCGCCTGGCGAATCAGGCAACCAAACAAAAATTTCTGGCAATGGTGTAATAGCGCAAATTAATTGTTTACCATCTTCTCCGATATCCTTAACGTATTGTTGAAAAATACCGTTGTCTTCTGATTCAAAAATGAATCCATTTTCTTCTAAAAGTTCTTTTGTTAACATAGTTTTTATAAATTTAATTATTATTTTAATAAATAACGAATAGGCTTCAAATCTTTATGCAATTTACTCAATTCAATCGATTCATTACGCAATCTTAAGAAGTATTCTTTCATGCTTTCTTGCTGACTTACTGGTTTTCTTTTCGTGTAGCTCATAATCCTATTTGTTTTAATGCCGTAGCGGTTAGTTTTGGTTTGTATTTTACAAGGTCTTCTATTGTATTAAATTTTTTGCGCAACTCCCATTTGTTATTGAAGTTCCAAAATACTTTAATTCCGTTTAATTCAATAAAAAAATGTTCTGTGTTATGAATGAATATTTCTTTTTTACACTCAAACTCCTCAAATAAACAATTCTCTTTTGCTTGTTGGTGCTCTTTTAAATCTTTTTTGTATTGATATTTATCAAAGTCTCCATATCCATTATCATCATAATTACCACTCATAAAATCAGGTTCGTCCAAAACATTACCATTTTCATCACACGGAACAAACATTTCAATTGATAGCGGTTGTTTTAGGAATGCTCTGTGATTTCTGCTTTTAATTCTAAATTCAATATCTGATACGCTTGGCAAATCAATTAAATCTTCATAATCTGAATGAGATATTAATCTTTCCATAATCTTAGTATTTAAAAATATTAGTTTGATTCCCAAAAAGGAATTTAGAAATTGTGTCGTAATGAGAATATAACATAGCTATAACGTAAACTATTGTTATTGATAAAAATATTTCGTGCATAGTGTTAGTTGTTTTGATTATAAATTTCGTTTGCTTTTTCGATTGCTGAGTTTGTAGCTTCGGTTCGTAAGTCAAATTTATCTTCACAAAAATAAGAAACGTAATCGTTTGTATTGTTTTCTATTTTTGTAAATGTATAAATACAATATTCATATTCAGGATTCCAAGTATCGTAACAAGAATCACAATTTTCACAACCATCTTCACAACTATTTGCTTTGTTGTTGGTGTCTACGTTTATATTTATTACAATCCCAACCGAATCAAAGAACTCTATTATTAAAGCGTTTTGGAATAATTCTGGTAATTGATAAAAACTTACCTCCGTCCCTCTTCTTTTACTATTAAAAAAAGATAAAAAATCTTCAAAACATTTTCCTGTTAGTTTCATAACCAATAAGGTTTTACAAATATTAGCATATACAACGCCATTAGAATAGCAGATGTACAAAGTGCTGCGATTATTTTATGTGGTAGTTTCATTATTCTAAAGTATTAATATCAATTGCTAATCCTTTTTCAATAAGTGAATGAATATCGAAATGCCATTCGTATAGTCTTTCGAATAATTGAAATTGTTGCTGAACTCTTTGTCCTTTTAGTAAAAAATCCCAACCATCAAATCTAAATTCTAATTCTGAACTTTTAGAATAACAATAGCATTTTTCGTTATGCATTGCTATTTTATCATTATATCTAGTTGAATTAGCGTATCTAATAGCTAACTTAACCAACGGCACAAACTTTTCTCCATTAACATCGATTTCTTTTGTTAGGTCGGATAGTGGGTGTAGGATTGGTTTAATTGGCCATATATTTATAATATTTTTGTAATCATGCCTTATTGATTTTACTGAAAAACCTAAACGAATATCTTTGTTTTTTTCAAAACCTAATATTTCCCAAGCAAATTCATTTTTTAAAATTGGCGAAACTCCAGATAAACATTTCAACCCATAAGGCAAATACCCCGCTAAATGTTTTAATTCTAATTTTCCCATAATTTCTAAAATTTTGCGACAACCCCAATAGTCGCCTTGTTAAACGTATCGTAACCCATTTCAACTCCAAAATCATTATTTATAGAATACATTGCAGAAATTCCAATTAAAGGCTTGTAAGACACAATTTCTGATTTTATATAAGTACATAAACCAGCTTTGTATTTTATCAGGAAATCGCCTAAATACCCTGTTGAAGCAGTTGAGTAGATACTGCACCATGCTTCTTTCTCTGGACTTCCTTTATGTACATCCCAAGCTCCTGAGAATCCACCGCCTAAACTTATTGAAGTATCGCGAACTGATATCAAAAATTCTGCTCCTGTTGTTTGTTCTATTGGTGCGTAGTAGAAGTGAATTGTAGTCTGCGCATTCATCGAACACGCAAACATTAAACTAAATAATAGATATTTCATAACCTAATTCTTTTTCGATTTGTTGTTGAGTCATTGGCTTTACTACAGTAGCGAACTTTCCGTCTTTAAATACACAAACTTTTCCATAACCTATAGCGTATAACTTACCACCATTAAATACAAAATTACTTCCAATCGTATAAATTTCTTTATTACAAGCATTAAGTTGGTCTGGGATAGCTTTAACCGTAGCATTAAAAACTATTCCTATTTTTTCGCATTCGTTTTCCAATGCTTGTTGGATTTCTTGCGGAGTGGCTGGAATAAGGTTTTCGCAAGCTTCTTTATACCTTTCTCCTGTATAAATTTTACGATCAGAATTCCATCTTCCATTTACAAAGCCAAATCTTGAAATAGAACATCCTTCAATTTTAGTTAAGCAAATTAACACATTAAAAGGAATGTTATTTTCAATGCCTTGCCATTTATACCAAATTCCAACAACCAACTCTTTTTTATCCTCTTTAAAAACGGAAGGATACCAATCTTTAAAATCTTCTATAGTATTTCCTATTGGTTGATTACAAACTTTGAATATCTGCTCTTTGGTGATTTGATAAGTTTCTTCTTTATACGAAATTATTTTTGCGTAGCCTTTAATTCTATCCCATAATAAAACACTTTGTCCGTCATAATGATTTTTATCTAAATCAATCCAATAATCATGCGCCCACCCGTGAATATTTTTTTTTATAAAAATTGTAATATCCACTATATCAGATTCATTTGGCGACTGCACTTCTTTCGCATTCTTAAAATACTCTTTAACTTCTTCTAATGTTGGTCTTGCTTTCATAATAATTGATTTTAGCTTAGTTTTTTTGTTTGTGATGTGTTGATATGTAAATTTTGTTTTTGTGCTTGTATCGTTAAAAAAACGACATTATAAGCGAATCTATACTTGATTTCAATCTATTGAATGATTCTCGCTTATCTTCTGAAACATCTTTTTCCGTTACGCTATTCCAAAAAAGTATTGGCATAGGTACTTTAGTATAATTTGCAATAGTTTCTAGTAAATCGGTGCTTGGCTTTTTATTTCCGTTCTCAATAGATGAAAGATAACTTTGCGTAATACCAATGTTTTTAGAAAACTCAGTTTGGTTTTCCCAAACTTTTTCTACTCTTAATTTTTTAATTGCGCTTCCGTAGTTCATAATTTTTATATTTTTATTAAGCAAATGTAATATATTATTTCTAATAAACAATATTAATTTACAATTTATTTTCAAACATTCTACAAATAAACTCAAACGATACTACTTTAACCCCGTGTTTAGCTTTTAGTTCGGCTTTCTGTTGCTTGGTTAGGTCTCGCCAGTATTTTAGTTGTTCTTTCATAAAAACTCACGCTTAAACCATATTTTTAAATCAATTCCAAATACAGATATTTTATAACAATATCTTTCAGGAGAAAACCAACAAACAGATAATCCAAAAATAACCCAATCACAATTTCTTTGATATTTATTATATAACCATCTATTGTAAACTATTATTTCGTTAAATGATATTTTTTCTTTCATAATCTTTTAATTTTTAATTTACTCCAAACGTGGAGAGGGTTATCTATTTTTCATGTACCAGTTAATCAATTCTTTTATATCGTCGAACTCCCATTTAAAAAAAGCACAATAACCTTTTGAAATTAAATCGTTAATAGATTTTTGTTGTGCTTCTAAATGTTCGTTTTTCAGTAATTCACCATTTTTCTTAAATGGCGATTTTATTTTAAGCTCTATAAATAAACCGTGATAAAATTTGTTCGGTTCTAATATCAAAACGTCAGGGCATTTAAAATCTTCATCTTGAATCTCTTTATTTCGTGAAGCTTGGAACTGATTTAATTTAACGTTCCCAATTGTATCACTAACGAATAAAACTTCTGGATAGTTTTTATTTAAGAATCTGCAAACTGCTTTTTGTAAAATATATTCGTGATGTATCATAGTTTTTTTATATAAAGCCTAATCTAAATTTAAATACTGATTTTCTTCTTTCTAATTTATAAAACGGTCTTCTTTTATTATCATCGTTCCATCTGTAGAAATCAAATAAATCTAAACTTTCAGCATATAAATAACCGTTTTCATCTTCTTTTAAAATGCCTTCTGCTGTTTTATTCCAAGTAACTGTATTTTCTTGTTTTCGAGGCTCTTTATAAACTCTTTGATACGGAAATTCTAAAGTGACTAAATCTCCTATTTTTAAATTATTAATACTTAAAAACTCATCTTTATATTTTAAAAGAATTTGTTTTTTAATTTCTTCTTTGTCTGGTAGTTTATAATTCATAATCTTTGTTTTACGCTCGCTATTGAGCTTGTGTTAATTTTATCAACTTTTTCAATTGGCTTTGATATTTGTTAAAATGGAATGTCTGGTTGTATTTCTGGTTCTCCAAATGCTTCAAATGCACTTACTTTTGGTAATTCAAATTCTTCTTTAACTTCTTTTGGTTTTATTTCTTTATCATTTCTAAAATAACGACCTGTTAAATCTTCTCCTAAATGTTCTAAATCCATAAAACGCATAAATTTAAGTTCACAACCAATCCTACAATATCCAGTTTCTCCATGTCTATATTTAGCAACATCTATTTCAGCAGTATTAACCGTTGGACTTGCCTCATCATCGTCCCACTCTTCAATTTTGTAATACTCAGGACGATAAATAAACATTACTATATCGGCATCTTGCTCGATAGATCCAGAATCTCTTAAGTCTGATAACATTGGTCGCTTACTTGAACCCCTTTGTTCAACAGCTCTTGATAATTGGCTTAATGCGATTACTGGTACATCCAAATCTTTAGCTAAGTTTTTAAGTGATTGTGATATTTCAGAAATTTCATTTTCCCTATTGTTTACTTTTTTGTTTTTAATTTTCATTAATTGCAAATAGTCAACAACTATCATTTTAACTCCATGTTCACGTTTTAATTTATTTGCTTTAATCTTTAATTCAATTGGACTTACACCTCCTGTATCATCTATAAAAATAGGCATTTTAGATAATAAATCAGAACATTCTTTTAAATACAAAACCTCTGTATGAGTTAAATTAAAGTTATTTATTTTGGTAATTTCAATTCCTGATATAGTGCTTAGTAATCTACCTATGATTTGATTAGTACTCATTTCAAGGCTAAAAAAAACAACAGGAATATTATTTAATCCACATTCTAAAACTTCATTTAAAACTAAAGCTGTCTTTCCCATTCCTGGGCGTGCTGCCAAAATTATTAAATCTGAATTTTGATAACCATTTGTTTTTTTATTTAATTTAGTCAATGAAGACGGTATTCCTTTTTTACCCGATTGTGAGTTGTTTAAATAATTAATAACACTATCCTTAAAACTTTGTATTTTACCAACAGTTATTAAATCAGAAACTAATCCGTAATCTTTATAAACTTGTTCCAACAATTCAAAAACATCAACATCTTCGCTATATGATTTTTCAATAATTTCAGATGAAGTTGCTATACATTTTCTTTGAACGTATTTTTGAAGCAATATTCTTGAATGATAATCAACATGAGCCGATGAAGATACTTTTTGCGTCAGTTGTATCAAATAATAATCGCCTCCGGCTAAATCTAATTTTAACATGCATCTAAGCTCGTTTGAAACCGTCAACAGGTCAATAGGTTCGTTTTTAGAATAAAGTGATGAAATAGCCTCAAAAACGTATCTATTAGATTCTTTATAGAATACTTCAGAAGATAATAATTCCATAGCTTGATGTAATCCATTTGAATCAATCATTATAGCTCCTATTACAGCCTCTTCAATATCTACTGCTTGCGGTGGTAATTTACCTTTTTCTAAATCGTAAATTTTGGATTTAGCTATTTTAATTGGCTTATATTTTTCCATAATTAAAATTCTTTTCTGTTTTTAATACTAGGAACATTAGCCGTTTCCTTTTCTTGTTTATCTAACCACCTTACAAAATGAGAGCAATATTCGTTTTTATTATTCTTAAATTCAAATTGTGTGTTTATTGTAGTATTGTATTTCTTAAGCCATAATTTAACCTGTGAAGGATTAAATTTATGTTTAGAATTCATTGCTACAGTTTCAATCCAAGATTCAGAAATAATCAACTCATTAAAAATTAAATCGTTTTTAGTATTATTTTCTTTAGTTTCATTTGGTTTAGTATCCTCTACTATACTTTGTGGTTTTACGGGTACTATAGGTTTACTTTTATCTTGTTTACGTACCCCTAAACCAATTAAAAGGAGTAGTAAACCATCATAAGTAATACATTTATTTTTTCTCTTAAAATAAGCGTCTTGAATACTATCTACAAAGTCTTGGCACCAAACTATACTATTTTCATTCCATAGGACCGAATCGAATTTACCTAAATCAACTAAATCTTTAACTATTGAAATTAAAATTTCTTTACTTACTTTGCATTTTGCACTTAGAAACATTATTGTAGTCGGCTTTGATAAGTCTAAATAATGGTAGTTGGTTTTTGCTAATTCACGTAATATCTTTATAAATACAGCAAATCCATCATTACCGTAAGTTTCTTCAATGTAAAACATTTTATTTCCATCCTCGCAAATAAAAGGGAAGTAATCTACGTTATTTCGTTCTGGTCTAGCCATTACATACCTCCTCTTTTAAGTGTAATAAGTCGTATTTTTCAATAGCTAATTCAATTTCCTTATAAGTCCATGCCCAAAGACCAAAAGAGGCTGTTTTAGGATAACTTATACAATCGAATTGTTTATTTTCTTTATGCTTAAATACTTCATAATGTTCACATCCGTCACAATCTACTTTATAGATATAAGCTATATTACTTTTTTTAATTTGGGTAAAGATAAACCCCTTTACTTCTCCACGTCCAATAAATTCTTCTTGTAATTGTTTCATTTTATTTAGTTTTAAAAGTTATATAAATGCAAAAGTCCCACAAATCCACCGCTTCTCACTTCGGTTTCATTGTAGGACAATGTATAATATTAGCGTTGGTATAGTGTGAGAAGCCAACTGAAAGACAAAAATACAATTTTACTTTTGATTACGCAATTGTTTTTGTGTTAAAATAAATTAGGTAGCCTATCGCGAACTTTAGCGAAAACAAAATGTTGTAAAGTTTTAAAATTGATAGTTGGGTTTCGATTTTCTTTTACGAAATTCCAACTTTCCTCTTTTACAATTTCGTAGAAAATTACATTTAGTAATCTTGGAATCATTTTAGAACTCCATCCGTCAGTAGTTTCAATTTTCGCATATTCTTTTTCGCAAAATGCGGTTGTAACATATTTTTCAGCGATTTCTTCTTCAACCATTTTTTTGCCTTCAATAGTTGATTTACCCATAACTTTAGCGTGTTTTTCTTTAAACTCGCTTGTTACAATTTTAGCCCAAGTTTTTCGACCAAATTTATTTTTAAAATCGTAATTCTTCAAAACAATTCCTTCACCATAACCTTTTCCATCTTCAATAAGAAAATCATTTTTCATTAATTGATTTACTAATTGTTCGTAGTTACTATTTCTAATAACGGCAATTGGAGGTATAAAGTCGATTTCGTATTTTTCTAATAACGGCTTGTAATCATTGTAATGTAAGTAATTGAATTTTTCATCTGCATCATGAGTTAATTCTTCTTGAAATCTATCTTCTACAACTTCAAAAACATAAAATTTTCTCCAAGCACCTTGACGGTAAGTTTTTAATGAATGAGGAACTAGCCATTCTCCAAACAATCTATGTGTTGGATTTTCAGTTAAATAATTCATTATTTTTTCTTGCTTCAAAACCCACTCATAAAATCCTGCGTTATCACTTTCTAATGATAATTTGCGAGTTCTTGATCCTGCTTGTAATTCTCCGTTATTAATCCAAACAGAAGCATTTGTTCCGTCAATTTTAGGAAAAATAAAACATTCTCCTAATTCAATTTGTGCAACTTCTGTAGTTCCAAACCTTTCTAAATGTTGGTATTTTTTAAATTCCATAATACAGTTTTTATTTTATTTTACAATTTTTTAAGTTCTTCAAAGTCTCCTATTTCGCCCGATTTAATGTATCGTTGTTGTAGTTCTAAACCGTACAATACAATGTTAATTGCTTCGGTTAGTTTCTTTTCTTTTACAGGTTTTGACTGTTCAGCACCCAAACGCCATTGTTGGTGCTTTTTAAGGGTTTTAATTGCGTGTTTTAGTTTCATCTTGTGTAAAAAGTTTCGTTATAATAATCTTGTGCGCTTTTATTTTCTCTAGTTTTACGCACATTATAACCTGTGTTATTAGCCTTTATAATTTCTTCTCTTTCGTCTTTTTTAAGCATCATAGCTTTACAGATAATGTCGTTTGCTATATTGCTATCACTACCGTATTTATTTGTAGTATAGTTAATTAATTGTTGCATTGGAGTATCTATTTTCATAATCAACAAGGTTTAAATATTACTAGCATTACAGCGATTATAATGCAAATTACGGATGTGATTGTTAGTGTTTTCATATCTTTTCAATTAAGTTCACTTCTATTCTGTGTTTTGAGTGTGAGTGATATCCGTATTCTGTCAATACCTCTGCTGTTGTTTCATAACCTATACGACTATCTTTTACTTTTTCAATTAAGTCTTTTTCAAATTCATTTTCGGCATGTAAAACAATCTTTGCTTTACCTTGCCATATTACTACTTCTGTCTTCATGGTTTATAATGTTTAGTTCCGTTAAATGCTAAAATAACCGCTATTACTATTGATAGTATGAATACGGTAAGTATTGTATTGTCAGTTGTGGTCATGATACTATTTTATTAAGCTTAGATTCCACAATAATATAACCGTATTTATTATAATAACGAATACAGTCGTAAGTTAGTTTTGTACTCATTTTTAGTATTACTGAAATAGTTCTTCCAATTTTACCCTCCTGGTATAGTTCAATAACTTGTATTTTTCTAGGATGATTTTCTTTTGTT